TCATACACTACCAAGATTCTCGACATACTTTACTCTATCTGCAACAGAAGTAAATTCCTCTACGGACAATACCGGTGGCGGAGCCATCATCATACCTCTTGCAACAGCTTTTGCAAGCATATCCTCACCCGTTGCCTGATTGGATGAGGTTGTTACGTTGATAGGAATACCACCACCCATTTGGTTAAAGGCCGATAATAACGGCGCAAACATAGAAGTCGCAGCGGCTGTCATTACACTTTCACCATTGGATAACATTGCCGGTATAGAGTCACTTGTGCCCGAACCCGGGCCTACTACTGAACCACCCTGTGCAAATTTAGCACTTTTTACCGTAGAAATGGCAGCCGCAATGTTAGAAAGTATAGTAGCTATACCACTTGCCATTGTACCAAGTCCAACGACTCCCTTACCAGCTTCAGCAGAAATCATTTTAGAAATGGCTTTACCAGTATTGATAGCAATTTCAGCAAGAGCCAAAGCCTTGCTTGCAATGGCAAAGTTACGGTCTTGATTGCCTATCTCATCTGTCAAAGCAATAAGTCCATTTGTAACAGTAGCCATAGCATCATATTTGGCTTGTTCAATAGCTATTTCTTTATCTGCAACATTTTTTTTTGCATCATTATATTCATTTTGAGCCTGAAGTTTACGCAAATTAAAAGCTTCTATACTTTCCCCCTCAAGTTGCTGCATAGCATTCAACTCTGCAAGCTTCTGTTCCATCTTAATACGGAGAATCTCCCGCTCATTACCATATGCTTGGGCTATCTCAGTTTCAAAGCGAAGTTTCATTGCATCCTCTTGCTTCTTAATTACAGCATTGTCATGCTGTTTTGATAAATCATCAATTTTCTTGTTATACTTCTCCACGATAGCAAGTTTCATCTGCTCTGTTAGCTCCTTCTGCTGGAGCTCTGCATCACGTTGGGCTACGAGTTGCTGCATCTTTAGTTGATACTCCTGCTCACTACCAGCCTTTACAGAATCAAGCTGCAAGGCGATAAGCTTCTGCCGATTTTCAATATCCTTTTTCAGTTCTTCATCAGAGAGCTTTTGTAAAGCAATAGTTTTCTGTTGCTCAAGAGAAAGAATCTGTTTTCCGATTTCATCTTTGGCACGAGGTGTCAAGTCCTTTTCGGTCTCCAAACGGATTTTCAAGTCTTCAATTTGCCGGCTGTACTCATATTCTATTTCTTGTGTCTGCTTTTCCCGGCTATCTTTAATGAGTTTTAGCATTTCATCTTCAGCTTTACGTATCTCTTGCAGCTCTTTCTTTTTGATTTTTAGAGCTTCGGCCACAGCTTTAGGGTCTACAATCGGCGTTTTCTTTTTATCGGCATCTCCAGTATATGAAGACACCAAGTTAATAGTCTCTTTCCTGGACTCCACAGCCGACAACTGTGCCATGCGATTATTCCATGAAGAAGCAATATCCTTGTTTATGACTGCATTGGAACGGTCTTTACCAATTCCTTGACGCCAGAATGAAGCATCCTGCAGTTCTTTATTGTATTTCTCATTGATGGCAACAGTTTCCTGCAAGTATTCTTCTTCCTGCTTCAGGGATAAGTTCAGCATCTGCAGTCTTTCTTCTTTGGCTTTTTTCATAGCTGCTTCCTCTGAAAACCCCGCTTTCACATACCGAGCCCGTGCCGCCTCTATCTTGGCATATTCATCTCCGACATTAGCCTCTGCAACATTCTTTCCAAGCTCAACTGCCGCTTTTGTTTCCCGTTCCGTTATATCCTCTACCGATTCAAACAAAGTTCGTACATCTTTAATCAAAGAGGATAAAACGTCATTAACAAAAGTCTCAACCTTAGCCGTCATCTTTTCAAACGAGCTGCCGGTAGCATCAAAAAGCAAAGCGACCTCTTTCGTTAGCTCCACTTGGGAAGCAAGCAAATCATCTTCCACTTTACCCAATTCCCCGGTCTTACCCTTGACTTCATCCAAATTCACAGAAATATCTTTCAAGGTGCGGATATATTGTAAGCCGGCATCTTCTCCCGGACCGCCAAAGATATCGGCTATTGCGGTTCCAACCACCGCACTGCTTTCCGGTAGTTCATCCAATTTGGCAGATACTTCCTGCATGATTTGAAAAGTAGTCTTTGCTCCTGTCTGCAAATCTTCCTGAACTTTTTTAGAGCTGATACCGATACCATCCAATGCACTGGCCGTTGATGTAGTCATTTCCCGAAGCCGGGTGTTCGCCTCTTTGATGGTATCAATTCCCTTATCAGAGAAAACACCCTGCTTATTGGTTTCTGCAACAATAGCAACAAACTGATCCGCAGATATACCAGCCTCTTTGAAGTACGCCGGATATTCTTTCAAAGCAGACAGAAACTCTCCATTTGCATCCGCCCCGGCAATGAAACCATCTTTGATTACTTTCAACGCTTCATCAGAAGATATGCCAAACTGCTTTTCTACGGAATTAATAGCAGTCAACATATCCCGGAAATCTTTACTGTAGTAATCAGCCAAAGCTTGTACTTCACTCCGATAGATTTTCAAGTCATCACCGGACTTATCCGTAAATTGCTTCGTTAATTTAGTAGCTTCCTTTATCCCCTTATTGTAGTCATACCACCATTTGAAAGCAAAGCTAACTCCAGCCACACCTGCGATACTCATAAATACCGGATTCTTCAATAATGCTTTTAGTGTTGAACCTAAAGCAGATGCTTCTACCTTCATATTGGAGAAAAATCCTTTCACCCCATTTGAGTTCTGGGCGATGTTCAACAAGGAGTTTGCAAAGTCATTATTGATACCTACAAATCTTTTCAAAGTTTCCTCATAGTTGCCGACATTCCGATAGAAGCGTTGCGTGCCTTCTTCCGCTTCTTTCAATTCATCGGTAATAGCATTTATCTTATCTTGAATCTCTTTACCTCTGGCACTGTTACGTTCTGCACGGCTTAACCTGTCATAAGAAGCAGTCAGATTAGAAAGCTCTGCACGTAATCTAACCAAGCTACCTTCAAGCTCTGTTTGCTCCTTATATTCATTTTGAATGTGTTTATTCAAAACACGAATGGCATCTGTGTATTTTTGAGCGGCAACCTTATTTTCAGTTAATTTCAGATTATACTTTTCACGGCTGATACGCCCCGCCTTTAAATCCTCTTTAAGCGTTTTCTCAACTTGGTGTAAAACATCCAACTGAGTACGATATTCTGCTATTTTTCGGATAGCATCGTCATATCTCACCCGGATATCCAGTACTCTTTCTTCTACATTTTCCATAGTTACACTTCCAATTGCAATAATTTACACTCACATATCCCCGTATCTTCTGCCTTTACAGATAATATAGCATAATATCTACCATATTGACCTAAATAAACAGGAATAGTCACATCTAACTCTTTCAACTCAATATCACTAATTTCAACCTTTTCGCTAATCACAATCGGATTACGAATAATTTTCTGGTATGATTCATAATTTCTGTTTACCAAAGTGTCCCACCTCAACCCTTCGAATGACGCTTTAGACTTTCCGTTATTATCCACCTCAACCAATAACCGTGGCTCTACACTATTCATTTTCCCAACAGTCTCACTACCGGAATATTCATACAATGGAATAGAAGCTCTGCCAAAAGACATATCAGTGGCGGCAAATGGAAGTTCAATAGCAGTACGTTCAACCTCAATTGTTTCATCTTTCACATACAAGGCACTATTATAATCACCCTTTACTGTATTATCTTCTTTCCATGTAAGTAAATTCTTTTGCGCAAAATCTTCAAGCGAGTAACTAATTTCTTGTGGTTTATTTTCTTTGAAAGGAGCAACCACTTTACGCGTCCAATCGTATGCCTTATTTCGATTCGATATAATATCATCCACAGAAAAAAAGCCCAAAGTAGTATCGTTAACGACGACTACAAATGTTCCGGATATTGCAGCAATCGTTTTAATAAAATCAACCTGCTTTATATCCGGCAGATTGGGTATTATGGGGTAATACCCATCGCTCCCCTGCCCCTCTACTATCGCTTCGTCAATATAGGGTGCTAAAGTAAGAGAAAAAGAATCTGTTCCCCAATTATTAACAAAATATCCCGTATCACGGAAAGCACAATAAATAATATCCCCCTCTGATAATGCAGATGTTTCATCCTCAAAATCAAAATACGCAGTCCAAGTCTGCCCACCTTTTCCTTGTAATTCAGAAGCATCAGCAGAAAACACTTCTTCAGCTCTCCCATCCATCACTTTATATACCACAAAAGCAGGATTTACCGGAACCGTACTAGCAAAATCAAAAAACATTCTTGCCGATATTCTAATCTTAGTACTTTCTTTGAGAATTTTTATTCCCGAATTACTGGTACCGGCATTGATTACCGCCAAAAAACTATTAGCATAGGCATCTTTCAATATTGCAGTCAAGTAATAGTCATATCTTACTCCGTTATTATATCTCGCAGCCAATCCAAATTGATTATTTACATCAAACCCTCGACCATGACGCGTCAATAATGGAACAATCAACTTGCTAATATATCTTTCCACAATATCATTTGAGAATAAAAAGCCAAGTTCATTATCAGCGGATATACGGTCTAATATCCAACGAACCCTTACACTGGGATGCACATAGTTTAAAGTATCAAAGCTTCTTATCCCCATATTCATATCAGAAACAATAAAGGAATTCCAATATTGATAATTACTGATTTCTCGCCTCCAAGTCATATAATAACCATTATCAACAAGTTCATTCAGAGATTTATTATTCTCTACGATACCTGCCAATACCGTTATATTTCCCCATGTAATGGCAATATCAATGGTATCAGAAACCGATAGGAGTACAGCCTTGGCATTTGAGATTATCTCTACTCCGTTACGGAAATATCTTGCTTGGTGGTATTTTCTTGGGTACCCAGTACTACATGAAGGCATATCAGCATGTTCTATGATACGTTGATTATGTACTGTTTTGGGTAGTTTTATCGTATAGCTATTATTACTGACAATTTTACCTAAATCAGAAAACAAATTGCTTTTAAGATTTAATGTGATTTTTGTATCCTCTCCCAAATCAACCTTTATACCATCAATAAATAATTCTTTTTTCATAAGATCTGTGATATTATTTCTGGTAACATTATCTCAATTTCAAAATCCTGTAGAGGTTTCCGTAGATGATTCACTGTTCCCGTTGCCAATCTTACAGGGAACCATTTCCCCTCATGATACAAATCAATTAAAGGAGATGTATGTAAAGTAGACAACATATCAAATGTGTCCTGATCTATAAGTGTAGCACAAGCCTTTATAGATTTCTGCATTTTCTTAGATTGACGTGATACCCCATAATAAGCATATTTGTTGTCCGAAAAAGTTTGATAGAGCAATTCACCATTTGTACTTACCTGCAATATATTGTCCCCAATCTGGAACAACCAATACTGATAAAAACCATGTCTATCTATCCAACGAAGATAAATACCACACTCTGAAGAATCTACTACCAACCTATTTATAACAGCCCCATCACCTATCGGAGTAAACGTATTATCAAACGTGTATTCAAATGTACTGGCAGGCAAATCCTCATCCAGACGAATTACCGCAAAATCTTTAGCTGACGGAACCAATCCTGCAACATTGATGTGATTTAATCCTGCGGATAAGTTTTTTGTAACATATCTATTTTGGTCATAACGAAAGCGAACAGTCGCTCCCTCAGCCACAAACAATGAGAAAGTAAAAGGAAACTTTCGGAACCATCTCACTACACGAGGTGCATTAAATACCTCACCAATATTAATTGCTCCCCAAATACTATCAGTAGTAAAACTAAAATTATCAACACTCGTAGAAACCGTTACCGACACTCGAATTGACTGTAACAATGAAGTATCAACAGAAAAGAAAGAACGCATATAACACGAAATATCAGCATATACTTTTCCTGAATAAGAACTCCTTACATCTGTATATTTTTTCCCATTGGCCGCAATGCTGATAGTCACTGTATTATTAGTTTGAACTGTTATCTCTTGTGGATTAAAACAGAAGCACACAGCATCAGGATACCGTATCTGATGATTATTTTCAAATATTGCTGTTCGCATTGTTATTCAAATTTATATGTTGTACATCCTTTGAGAAAATACCAAATACACGATTCATTATATTTTGTATTGTTAGTTCAATATCTTTTGAATATATGTCCTCATGCTTTCCTGTCCGATATAGTTCAGTACCTTCTCGAGCTATTTTCCGAGCTACGAGGTATGCAAAAGACTTAGGCTTCTCCACTTGAATCCCCCTATCCATCATCCACTGCCGGATAATCTTATAAAATCCTTTAGGAACTTTCCCCGGTCTGCGTCCCGTTTCCAATACGCCGAAAGCCTGCCTACCAAACAAGATGCCGTGATTATCATCTACCACAACATGCAAGCTTTTGATAGTCCTTCCACTTGCACGCTGCCCAGCCCGTATATGATTCTCAATGATACGTTGCCGAAGACTGTCCAACTCCTCAATCAGAATACCTTTTATTTCTTTTCTCCTATCTTCCATAACTAACACATGGGTACTCCTTGAACCTCTTTAAGTTTCAATTCTATCATTATCCCAGTAACATTCACATCCAACTTATCGTAAAATATGGAGTAAGGTACTTCATCACTCACCCACTCAAACAGTCCGCTTTTATTCAATTCTTTGATAAACTGTACGGCATATCCTTTGCACCTCTCAATAACCTCATCATTCTCCACCCCGTCGAAATCAAGCCTTGTCTTATCTGCAAATGCTATCATACAGTTAGGGCAATCCTTCAACTGTGTTCTGGATATAACGAACTTACCAGATACAGGCAGTAAGTTAATCATAGCCGGTAATGGCATTTTATCCAACCGGACGTTAGCCGTCGCCCAGTTATCAAACAAATAGGTTATGTCTTTCAGCTTTTCTGCAACAGACGCTATTTTCCTCTCTACACTTGTGTTCATTTGTTATTATCTTGATAAATTTTACGTAATCTTCGTTCATATCTTATCTTCTCTGCATCCATATCAAGACATTTATACACTCTGACCCATGGAACACTTTCTACCTGCTCATGGTCAGTAATTCCCATACGGGTTGCATAATAGTCCACCAACCCAAACAAGCCAAATGATAACTGATCCACACCCGCACGTTTTTCCTCAGGAGTAGGCGCCACACTCGTTGTTTCAAACAGCTTGGTTATCCGTTCCACCTCTTTGGTAACCCATGAGGAAAAGCCCAAAACATCCTCTACCTCACATGCTTCTATTTGTTCAACCGATAACCCCAAAAGGACATGACATGGCATCATTATGCAATCAATATCGCTTGATATAGATTGCAGCCCCATAAGTTGCCCAATAGTGGCATCATTCAGATTATCCGGCAAACGAACTCCCGAAATGAAGTCCGGCTTTGGAAGCTTTCTTATCCGCTCCAACAGTTCAATAGCATTGCTTGCCACCTCACTTAATATCAAAAATTCTTTTACTGTCATATCTGTCCTAATTTTGCTTTTGGTCGTTTGGGAATTGGCTTGATACGGAAGAACATTGCCATTATCAGCATATCAAGATAATCCGGAGAATGACCAAGAATCTCTTTCATTTTCTCTTTACTGATTATTCCTTTCTTTCGGGTATCAGCATCTATATGGTCTTGCTTTAAAACTCCTAATTCTTCAATTATACGCTCTCTTTGGGCTTCCGTACATATAATCCTTATCTGTCGGTTATTTATCAGTTCTGCGAGCTTAAAAGCGCACTCTGATTTCAGATTGTCAAACTCCGGATTAATCGGGCGATTACCGCCATGAAATTCTTTGATACCATTCAGATAACTTTCAAGATAACTCCCCAGCCCATCGCTATCAACTATCATCATACTGCGTGGAATACTCCACTGTATCATCATGTTTTTAAGGTCTGCTTCAATGGATTTGCCCGTACTGTATTCCTGGTCTAATCTGATATAGCATACATTACCTATCCAATGCCCACTGACAAAACGGTCTCGGCCTTTCATGGCAAGGTCAGAAGAACCTGTTGATAAGCCTACCGGTTGTACATGCTCATTTACAAATAAATCACAAATGGCATCATAATCACAGAGAACCGTAGGGTCATTATCGTACTCCCAGTTTCCATACAATAGTCGCTCTTTCGTAACTTTATCTTTTGTATTCCGGAGTGTATCGATGTAATCTTCTGTCGCATAAGGGTTATCTTGTACAAGCGCCTGAATAAAAGCGTAAGGAGCTTTCAGTTTCTTCTCTTTCCATGGTTTATAAAACTCTCTATAAAGCCAGTTCTTTTTAGGATTACAAGTAATAAGTATCTTACCGGGAATGTTATAGACATCATTTAAGTGTCTGCCTATACGGGTCTTTAAAACCTCAAAAGCGAGATAGTGAACCTGTCCAGCTTCTTCAATCCAGCCACCCGTAAACTCCTTAGAGCCCAAACGTTCATACATAGGGTCTTTAACCGGATAATAAGTCAAATCAAGAAAGATAATCTCCGAACCATTCCCCAACCTTATACCGTCATTCGTTTGCTTGTAATCAGCGAACTTATGCCATTTGGCAACCTTATCGAAAGTTACAGAAATAGACTCTCTACTATCCTTTAAGTTATTTCGCCCGGCAAACCAGCGAGTACCGGGAAGATAGTAAGCACATTGCATCAGCCATTCGCAACCGAGCCATGACTTACCACCGCCACCGGCACCACCATAACATAAGAACTTCGTAACATCGTCACGAAGATAGTTATAGGCTAAACGCTGTTTTATGTTGACCCTCTCTCCCATTACTTCACATCTTCAGCCTCTTGGGTATATGGAAGAAAATTAAATCCTTTGAATTCTTTCCCTGCATTCGTATGGTCTACTTCCTGCTTATCCGCAAGCCCAAGTTTACGAGCAATGATATTCGCATTAAAAGCACCGACACATGCACCTTCAAACTGCTGCGTTTCGATTGTTTCTTCCACGCGTGCAATGACCTCTAAAAAATCTTCGTCATTCTTATTTTTACATTCCGCACGAAAGGTGCTCCACCATTTGGATGAAGCGCCTACGTAAATACAAAATCCGGTAAGGGAGTACGGACGGGAAGTCGGGGAAACTTCTTGTTGCACTTGCTGCTCATTAACAGTTTCCACTTTCTTCCCTTTCTTTCTTTTCACAGGAACTGTCTTTTGAACAGCTTTTTTGGAAAGCCAAGGATTTTCATCGCACCATTGGAAATACTCACATGCAGCTTCCCACAAAAGTTCCGGCGTGGAAAAGAGTTTATCTCTCCCATGCTTACTCCTTAACATCCAAAATTTATTTCCCGTTGGTGCTGCCATATCACTTCTTCATTCTGATTATTTCTCCACAATGGGGACATGCCATTTCAATATATTCGGTCTTCTCTTGCTCTAAGTTCTCTTCAATACGTTCCGTTTTCTTTTTGAAAGCCTCGTTCTCTTGACGTTCCATTTCCTGACTGAACTCCCGCTGTACTTCCTCTGCTTGCATATCTTCTGTTGCATAATCATCTGCCGGAGTAAAGTTTACATCAAATCCGAGTAACTGCTCTATTGGCTCAAAAAAGAAATCTTGCATATCTGCAGGGACATTCATAGTCCTAAGTTCACGTATCAGTTTATCTTCATCCCATGATGCAAACTCCGATGTCTTATTATCAGCAATACGATACTGGCGTGCCTTTTCTTCGTCCAAATCAGCGACTATACAAGGTACTTCCTTATATCCAAGATTTAAGAGAGCAAAGTATCGTGTATGGCCGACAATGATTTCAAGATTCTTATCTACTACAAGCGGTTGGTTAAAGCCAAACTTCTTGATTGATTCCTCTACCGGTTTGATAGCCTTGCTATTGTTCCGGGCATTATTCCAATATGGAATGATTTTATCTATTGCAATATTCTGTATATCCATAATCATAACTCTGCTGAATCTGTGTGATGAATAATTTCTTTAATGGCTTTGCTGTATTCGTAGTTCTTGAACATCTTAGCAAAGCCGGTGATGTGCTTAAGTTTTACAAGCTCTAATGGTTCCATGCCAAGCTTCTTACAAATGACTGCATCCGACTCTCCATTTTTAATCATGTTATAAATGATATTCGTCATGCCGTCAACAGAATGTTTACCACGTGCCCGGTTATGCCGGACCGTAGATGCCATACGGTCATTGACATCCTTATCAATAACCACAATGGGGAGACGACCACTATTCCGTCGGGCAATATCCTTGTACATACGTGCAATGAGGTTACGGTGAAAACCGTCTACAATAATGTATTTTTGCTCTTCCTCGCTCCAAATCGTAACGATAGGCTGAGTATATCCATCTTCACGAATGGAAGTATAAAGCAACTGCATTTCCTGCTTTGCCACGGCATTAGGATTATAGTTGTTTGCCTTTACCATTTCCATTGGAACCCAAAGAACACGATCCACCGGGTTTACTTTCTCCGGGGACAAGGAAAATAGAAGTTGCCTTACTTCATTCAAAAAGTTTATTTTGTCCGGCGTTTCATCAAGCATCCGGATGATTATTTCTTTTAGCCTTTCCATATTTATACTTTGATTTATGAACCAATAATCTGTTATTTAACTTTGTCTGTTCAAAGTCTTCGGTAATAATCCCACGAGCAAAAGCGCGGTAAATATCAAGACGGTCTACATCAGACCAATTTGCTACTTTAGTAATCACTGTCTTCAGATTATTGGAGAAAATGATTTTATTCTTATCCTCAGCCACTATGTTATCAATGAGATACTTCAAATATTCCGGCCAATCCTTAAAACAATTCGGATAATTACGTATCTCTTCAAAGGCATCCAACAGAAGATGATTTGTCGTACCAATATTGGGGATACGGGTGTACATGGCATTATATGCCTTCGGGTCAATTTCCTGCAAGTAAGGGATATTCTGATTACTGTTCTCATGAATCAGAGAGGACACCCTGGCCGAACGTAGCGGCTCTTTTGAGAAAATGTAATTGTAGGCTTTATTATATCTTAACCGATTGGAGAAGATATAATACCAGATATCGCGGTAAGACCAATCATACAAAGGGTACATAACTACTCCATGACTGCAACGCTTTCCGTATGTCATACCAGGGAGGGTCTCCTTGCCTGTTAATCCTGCACGACGGGCCGGAGATTCCTCAATACGGACACCACCCAAAGAAACATAATCTTCTCCTAAGTGATGAAATGCAATAGCGTTGAACATGTCTTTAAATCTGTCAGCATCATATACATTCTCTTTGAAAGCAATATCCTCTTTTTCACGCATCCATTCTTTTCCTGGTTCCCAAGGAATAAACCAATCACCGCTATTAGCGTTCCATAATCTGAATGGTACTTGTACCCAAATAGGCTCTACTTCTGGCAAAGACATAACATAACGCATATACTCGACTGTATATGTGTACTCACATTCCTGGTCAAGAAACATAACCGGTAGCTTTCGAATACCAAGTTCACGTGCCACTTCCAAAGTGATATGCAGCAAAGCGGTACTATCTTTGCCTCCAGAAAAACAAACGCCCAGACGGCCACCTATAGAAAATAGCTGCCTTATGCGTTCTTTCGCCGCTTCATACACATTTTGTTCTGAATATAATATCATACGTTAGTCACGATATAATAGTTACCAAACTCTTTTACTTCACAATGAGGAAAGCCTTGTTCCAGCTCACACCTCGAATGTTCATAATATTCCAATTCGCAACCGCTACGTTCATAAGTCACCGGATGATACGTTTCTTTATAGAACATAAGGAACAAATTCTTCTCCTCGGGAATATCCGTTAACGCTTCGACTTCAATGTAACTGGCCGAACCAAACAGGGCGACAACGGTATTGAATACCATAAACTTTAGGTTGAACATCTCAAACGGGATGCATAGATTATAATACCCAGGATGCTTCTTCCTAAAAACTTCAAGCATCTTATTGCTCGGATCGATACCGAAATATTCATCTGGAGATACTTTCAGAATATCAAGGAACAATCCGGTGCCACATCCCACATCAAGAATAATTCCGGGAACATCAAAAAGCATCGAGGCTATCTTATTATTCTCCTCAATGCTGACTTCATCTTTAAACAGAGAATCGTAACTCTCTGCAATTGCATCATACTGATTTACTGCGTACATACTTTATTATTTTGATTTACAAAATAAAGATACCGAATAATCCATGAACGGACTATCCGGTATCAAAGAAGTTACTGACACGATTTGGCAGTAAAAAAACTGAGATTCCATTATTTTTTCATTGTATAGTCTTTTGGCATCATTTTTGTATTTATCATTTACATAAAGACTTATTAATATGAATGGATTTAATTCTTATAACAGTGATTTAGGTTTTGATATAGGTTCCGGACTTTCCGGGCAATCAACTTATATAAAAAAGAAAGACGAACAAAATAACCGTATTCTCATGGAGGAACAATATAAACTACTCCAAATGCAAAAGGCAGAAATTCTTGCTCAACAGAAATTCAGGAAAGAATATAACAAATCATCAAAAATTATGTTATACATATCGGTTGCAACACTTTTCATTGCTTTTCTATCACTTATAACTTCATTCTTTAAGTAGTTAGAGAAAAAATCATAATCTCTTCAGGTTATTTTTATTTTATTACATTATAAAAAAGATCGCATTTACTATAAATGCGATCAAAAATCTGAAAACTGGTTTTATGAGTTTTATTTATCCCTATTTATTGTTAACTTCTATAACAGGCCTATTTATTCCACATACAGGACATGGGTATTGTTTTTTATCAAAATCTCTATAATAAATGCACCTACAAGGAGTTTGGCATCTTAAAACTTTAGAATTAATAAATTCATCAAGAGTCATATTTTTACAAGCATACCTTGCCATTCTTACATCACTAAAAGCATATTCATTTACAGCTTTTTTATTTTTTCTTTTTACAATCCCTATTTTAGTTAATAGTCCCATAGTTGTCCATGGTAATATTATATTCCTAATAGCAGGTACATCTGATGCAACTTTTTTACCGACTAGTTCTTCAATAGTAAAAGAAACCGAATGAATTTTAGACAAATGCATTTGATTACTTCTATTTGTAATCAGTTCATTAATCTTTTCATCTGTAAATTTATCTATCGCCATATCAACAATGAATGGCGAGAAAACCTTATTGTAAGAATCATATTTAAATTGTTCTGACAATATTCTATTGCATATCCTAATACAATCTCGTGGAGAACCTTCAGAAAACAAAATCGTTCTTCCTAAACTTTTAGCTGGATAGAAAAGCTCCAACGCGTTATTAATATGTCCTTTGCTATATGTTTGCATCCGCTTATTTAGCATCTCTTGGAGCTTATTAAACTCCCAACTCAAATTATACGAAAATATCCTATCGGGACGAGCATCCTTTGTACAATATGATCTTAAAGCATCCCATAAAAAAAACTTAAATGCTACACCTGGCATTTCTAATAGTTCAAGATCTTTAATTAGACTAGATATAAATTTATAACTCGCTTTAGGATCATTGCCTGTTAAATGCTGTTCATCAACCTTATCTATCAAAATATAGATAGTATTTATATCTATTTTCTTAAATAATTGGATCAGATTAAAAAAATTATCCTTATGCGATAATTGCAATTTAGGCTCAACATCTACTTTTGATATATCTATTTCTAATCCTTTTTTCTTGGAAATTTCTTTTATCACACTAGAAATTGGTTCTTTAAAGTGTTTCCATAGCCCCAATAATCTATCTTCGAAAGTTTTTAATGACGATATTGCTTGCTTAGGAAATGAAGCAGGAGTATCATATAAATATATCTTAGACAGTTTATATATATTGTCTCACAGAGAATGAAAAAGCAGATTGGCATACATAACTATCCATAGAGTCTAGTTCACTAAAAAATGCAAGCAACAATAGTCTATTTAACGTTATTAAATGATATTCATAAGTAACTTCATCTATAGACTTAAATTGAGATAAATCATGATTGGTATATGTTATACAAATCATATTAGGGTTCTTAGCAGCCCTCTTCTCAATCATTATCCTCTGTGCTGTTTTCCCTGCACCTCTTGGAGCATAAACAATATTTGAGCAAGGATTATCAGGATCCCCCCAAACATCCTCAAAATAATCAGGGGCTATAAAATAGTCCTCAATATAATTGACTTCATTATCAGCATTTGTATTTTGAAAAGGATTCATAAAAAATCCTATTTTCTCAAGATATTGTTGCATTATCATAAATTTAATCCTATTAATCTACAAATATATAAGACTACATTTAAATAAACAACTCATTTCTATTTAATTTCGGACATAACATTCTGATTAGTTATGTACCTTTTGTCTCATAAGTAAAGTATATCACATCACAGGGACACTTGGCATACAGTCGTTTTCTCTCAGCCTCGATGTCGTTTGTTTCAATAGTCACTTTCTCACACCGACGATTATCGCCGGTGATGTATTCTATTTTTCGGATAATATGTTTCATGCTGATAATCTATTACGAATTAAACCTATGTTCTTTTTGACAAGTCCTATGATACGTTTATGGTATTCTGTATTCTGGTTACATGCACCACGGGATTGGACTACTTCAAGAGTTTTCAGAGACAATTCTATCGTCTCGATGCGTTTTTCCCCGATACGAGCAGAAAGGATAAGGCAATCATTACGCTTGTAATACCCATTCGTATATACGCAATGGTGCATTGCTTTCCCTTCTTGGTAGAACTGGGTTATACTTTCCAATGGACGGATAGTTATACTTCCGTCCGTAATCTCCAAACCGAAGAACTTCTCCATTCTTTTGTAAAACTGAATGATGTTCTCTCTACGTTCCTTTTCACGACGGATTGCTTCCCGTCTTTCCCTATCTCTGCGAAGCTTTGCTTCAATGCTCCTTTTCTTATTCATTAGCAAATCATGCTCGGCTTTCAGGTTCTTAGGACAGACATATTTGGCGTTACGTACGTCTTTCTTGAAATAGAGCAGCAAGTCGATGTAGTCATTCCACATACCGGCATCCCTGATGATGTAATGATTACGATTACAGATATTGAAAGACGGCTTGTATCGAAGCTGATAATACCCCTCTTTAGCCATGTGCTTAAGCATTGCCATCTGCTTTGTTTTCAAACAGAGTTCGGCATCATTGTTACCGGTTAAGAGCAATCGTATAAGCCTCGACGGATTGACATCGGGAAAATTCCGGCCTATACCGCGTTTCTTTAATTCCGGGAGAAGCTCTATCTTGCTATATAACCATCCATGTATAGAGTATACATCTCCATAACTGTAATAACCGCTACCGTATTCGTTCTTTATACTCAAAGGCTCAAAGTACAGCCATCCATTGCCACCCATATTCATAGGCCTGGCGATAATGGTACGTTTGCCATTAACTGCAATCCATTCCTGAACAGTCTCAAAGAAACTGTAATAAGGATTTGATGTCAGATGCTCACGAAAACCACTTTTGCAAGAATACTTGCAGCACAGGATATGGCGTATAACCTGAAAGCCACCTACAACCTGCAGTATATCCATGTAGATTTCCTCTCTATTCTGGCTCTTACGACTGACTGTTACATCTAATTTATGGTGGCAATAAGGGCATTCGGTCTTATTACCCAAAAGGATAGTGCCCAATTCGCTATTATCGGTATTTATCCACATCTTACCACATTCTGAACACCAAAGTTCATCCTTACATTTATACGCAGTGTGAGCAAACAAGTGCTCTTTTGCCCAATTTTTGGGAGATTCGGAGATTTCACCCAGCTTTACACTCAGTTCAGCGACTTCCTTTTGCAATTTAGTACGCGGTTTCATGGCTTAGAACAATGACATCTGTTGGACTTCCGTTGACTCTTTCTTTCCCCGTGACGGCTTTTTCTTAAGCAAAACATATTGCTCTTCGGTAAGACGTTTTATCGCTTCCTCACGAGCCCTCTGTTTATCTTCCTCGGTTAGGCTTACCGGCTTGGGCGAGGTGTAAGTGGTAGCTCTCGTGCCGGCAGGAAGTTTATTGACTTTTATGTCGTCCTCGTCGTAATAGTGTACGGCCATACCAAATACCTCGTTATCAGAAATACATACAGCATTGCCGCGCTTCTTGGCTTCCCCCATGATGTAGGAACAGCACTCGTCCAGATTCTTGTTTTCCTTTGCGTAGGACTTGGCAAACAGTTCGTCAGTCCTGGCACGTTCATCAAGATAACTCTTGATAGCTTCTTTGAAAGTTTTGTTTTCCATAATTGCGTTACAAATAAGTCCTTAAACAATAGTCCGCTATCCAGTAGCAGACAAAATAAAAAGCGGCATACGCTGTCAGAATTGACAGAATAGTCGCTATCAGTTTTATGTCTTTCATCTTAATTTGAGTTTTGCCCGTAAGTCGTCGGGTGGTTGGTGATTCCGCTCTACAGGTGTTTGTTGCTCCTGTGTCCGGTTATTGTGGTTCCGGATGATTATATCCAGCTCATCCGACCGGTCTTTGAGGAACTTGCGGAAAGCCTCGCCAATAGTTATCGTGTCGAAATAACCGTAGAATTTACCATATCTGCCCAGCTTGAACCGGGCGACAAATAGAATGAATTCGGTCAGCTTGATGTAGTGGTACTGCCTTACGAACAGGTTTGAGAACTCGTTCAAAGCATTTTCATCAGCACTCTCTTTTGTGGCAGAGGCAAAATCAATAGTCAGCAGCTGCGTCTTTGCCCATAAAGCTGAGGAGCCGTCACCGTACATCCGTTCAAGGTCTGACAACGTGGGGGACTTCTCACTGTACGCTTTATTAAGGTCGGCAAGAAGTATCGGCTGGAGCGATGTCGAATATGCGGCAGATGCCTGGCTAAAGGTCGGGTATCTCTGTTTGATGGCCGACAGCATCACATCCCTGCTCGATGACCGCGTACTCCGCAATGAGGTTTCTTGCCTTTGCTGCTTTATCAGCATCCCGACCGTTTTGTCCTTGGGGTTCTGTTTTTCCATTACCTTGCTGTTTTTTTTCGATTATCCAAAGATTGGCCCGGCTGTCCCAACGTTCAACCTTGGCACCAGTGGATGTTTTCCAACCAAGACCGGAGAAATGATTGTAGAAAATATCCGCTTGTAGTTCCCAGTTGGGAAGTTTGTCCCGAAAATACTCTTTCACTTCTTCGACGGTTGGTGGTATAAACTCCACTTTGGTTTTAGGCGGCTTCTTTTTCGATGGTGGTTCCGGTGGGAATAACTCGCCAGAGTTATCTCCTCCCATAGGTTTCTGTTTATGTTTCTGTTTATATAAAGGGTTACCATTTACGTTACCGTTTATGTTACCATTTACGTTACCACTTTCGTTACCATTTTTGTTACCGTCAGAAACATAAAGTATCTGATAAAAAGCTCCGTTTGCCCGTTTATTCCCTTCTTTGAAAGAAATCAATCCTTTTTGCTGGAGTTTGTTGCGCAGGTCACAAATTGTTTTGCGAGAGATGCCGAGTTCAAGCTCCACATTCCTCGACGGCAATTCGAACGGATTAGTCCAGTTTCTCGAGTTACATTCTTTCAGCAAATAGAAATAAAAATCCGCCTCGTAACTTGTCATCGGTCTAATACGCCTCACAGTCCAAAAGTTATTGACTAATTCAATATAATTCATCGTAGATAGGAATTAACCTCGTTCATAAAATCTTGAAGAGAACGGCAGATAACGTATTTATTTCGATACTTTTCCGCTTCTCTCTGCCATTCAATTTGTTCCTCTCTCTGTTCCCCCTTCGGAGTTTTCATCTCTATACAGAGAGACGCAAAACCTTTCTTAGGGATAAGAAGTATCAAATCGGCAACTCCGCGTAAAACACCTTCGTATTTCATTTGCGCACCGGTACGGGCATCGCGTTTCCCACCGTTAGGAACAGCGAACAGCATACGGCTTAAAGACGGATATTGATGCCGGAACCAAGTCAGACAACTATGCTGTATCTGACTTTCCGATTGCGGTGTAGTTTGTTTCTTTCTCATAATCTACCTTTGAATAAGTCCATAGCCATATCTACTACATTCTCCTTTACTACATCATCAGTTCCAGTAACTCCGTTAGCTATACCCTTCTTCCGCTGAATGACATCATACATATATTCATCAATGGTATTCTTTCCAAGGAAATAGTAACAGTTGACATTATTCTTTTGGCCGTTACGGTGTGCCCGGTCTTCCGCCTGTTCGCAATCGCTGAACGTCCATGGGAACTCAATAAAGGCCACACGACTAGATGCAGTCAGCGTAAGCCCCGTACCACCTGATTTGTAGTTCAGAATAATAAGTGTACAATCTGGATTATTTTGGAAAGCATCTACAGCCATCTGTTTCCGGGTAGCATTATCTTCACCTGTAACCGTTACTGCTTGAGGAAACATCTTTTTCAGTTCCATTACTACTTCTTTCAGATAAGCAAATACTATCAGCTTTTCTCCCCCATCGATAACGTCATGAATAAACTCGGCAGCCGCCTTGATTTTTCCACGGGCGGAGACTGCTTTCAATATTCCCATTCTTACCATTACCTCCCCCCTCATGGACTTGGCTATCTTCTCATCATCCGCATTCTTGAACACACGAAGATATTGTATAAGGTCACTCTCTGCTTTTTCGTATTCCAACCGCGTAGTTATATCCATTTCGATATACTGCCGAGTCTTGTCCGGAAGTTGGGTCAATACCTTTGCTTTCTCACGCCGAAAGAAACATGTATTCCAAAGACGCCAATTCAGTTCTTTCAGATTGGATGCTTTCTTCGGTCCGTTGCAGAAGCGCTCGGTAAATGTCTTATACCCGCCGAAGTCTTCCAGACGTCCCATTATCTTAAGCTGTTGTATAAGGTCTGTGTTATCATTCACAACAGGTGTTCCTGTCAGTTCAAGAATAAACTCCTTACCTTTGCAGATACCTTCAACAAACTTACTTTGCTGGGTCTTGGTAGACTTACATTTATGGGACTCGTCAATAATAACTGATTTGAAAAGCGTTATACGAGGGTCAAAAGAGATTGATTTCATCGTAAACCGTACATCATCCTTAACGTCCAGAACAAAGAACTTTTTCAACGACTCATAGTTAGTAATGAAAATATCACAGCACTTGGTTTCAATGAAGCGCTGCCAAGTATTTTTGTTCTTATCATCAAGAATTAAAGCCTGTTTTCCAGCAAACTTCTTGAACTCACGTTGCCAGTTTATTTTCAACGCTGCCGGACAGATAACAAGGCAGGGGTAAGATTTTGCAATCGTTACCGTACCTATTGCCTGTAACGTCTTACCGAGTCCCGGCTGGTCACCGAAGATACACCGTTTATGAGACAAAGCGTATGCAATGCCCTCTTTCTGATAATCGTATGGTTCAAGGAGTAACCCATGGGGTACGGTCAGTTGCGGCATCGGAGCAATGTCAAAAGTTATATCAGCTTTTCGTTGCTCCGACCGCTGTACCGATCCGCAATATCCATATTGTACCGCCCAACTCGCCATAGTGTTGACATACCATTCATCGGCAAGGTCAACCCACCAGGCTTTTTCATTAAAAAGATAAGCCTTTTTAGCGTTTGCCTTGACTGACGGGATGTTCTTCACACATTTAATCAGCATCGGATGATACATGAATTTAAGTTTGAAACCGTCCGGGTATTTGGTGATACAAAAAGGTGCTGCCATAATCAAGCTGCCGTTTCTTTAACTTTCTTACTGCGTGAATGACGCGGTTTCACTTTCTTACCGTTCACAATCAAAGTAGTACCAGTCTGTTCCGCCACTTGTTTGAGGAACTCGTTAGCTTCCTCCTCAAAAGCGGCGCCCTCTACTGGGTCAGCCACTATATCAGTCGGAGCACTTTCATCAAATGGAAGTTCCTGCTGAACTACTGCCCATTTCTTTGCAGTCAGATACTGTTCTACTTCATAATTACAAGCATCAATGGCTTGCTGCAGCTCAAAGGCGTGTTCGTATTCCTCGTTCTCATTGTTGAACATGGTAAACGGTGCAATGAGATTGAGCACCTTTTTACTTTTGAGAAAGCGTTTACCGACCAAAGTAACACCGGTATTATCATCAGAGCCACCGATACTATAACCGGTAACCTCGAATGTAGAGAAGATTTCTTCCGGCAATTCATCTATGGAATCTTTACCGTCAGCTTCCTTTTGCTCACAGAGGAAAGTAAGGTGAGGGATAAGTTCATCGAATGCAGCACGCAAATCCTTATGGATAAGATTCTTTCCCTCAACAGTCACATTATCCTCATTCTCGTTCTTAAAAGTGGCAACAAGCGTGTTGTCCTTCGTTATTTTTGCTTTTGTGATATTCATTTCTATCTCCTGTCTTGATATTCGTTGATAAATTCGTTATAGTAGCGGTCAGCCGGAAGAGGGAGTGTTATTCCCAGTTCGGCAGCGGCATCGGCCTGTACTTTATTCAGAAAGTCAGTCATCTGCACTGTATTGAGTTTCGAGGTGCTTCCGGCGATAACCGTTTCTTTACCTTTAATATAGGAAGCTCTTCTAAGAAAAAGGTTGCAGTAATAATCGTGTACATCCTGCTTGTCCGTACCGGTTTCCTGCTCAATACAAGTGAACCAAAGCCACATAAGAGCGTTCTGCGATAATGTCCGCGGCTCTGTGAACCGTTCGATTTTCACACGATACCGACCGTTACGGAGCTGGGAGCACATGAAGTCAAAAGATTTGCTCATGTGTACCTCACCCTTAACCTTTTCTAAAATTGCCTCTTGTGCCATTACTCTGATCCAAAGATTTTCTTGTCTGTAATAAGTTCCCGGTTCGTTTCCAAAAACTCTATGAAATGCTCACAGTGGGCGGTCAACAGTTTAACCGTCTGTTCGTGGTTATAGGTGTAGTATTCCGGGTACTGCGTTCCGCTGATTAGTGGTGTCCGACTGGTACCGCCCTTCAACTGATAGGCAGTGTACTCAAACGCTTTCACACTCCCCATCTGACCGGAAGCAATCAGGCAATAAGGGTATACATGCCGCTGCCATCCATGTTCATACTTACCGAAATCATATTTGGATGTTGATTTGATGTCATAGACAATGTCCCGGAGAAGTTCGTCTATAAACCCGTAAAGCTCCACATCACCGTAACGGGTGGAGATAATGGCAGAGACAAAGACCTGGGACAATGCACCGGCAAAATATCTCGACTGCTCAATACACCATGTCCGGTCAAACAGGAAATGACGGGCAGGCGCTATATCCGTAGGCGGGAAGTCAACCTGAATAATGTTGGTTTCTTCATCACCGACAATGGTATATGGTTCCCGTTCGCTTGGAATATGTTTTTTCCTGTGGATATAACAGTCAATGACAGCATTGAATGCTGTCCCTTTATCGGCCGCCTCACTCTCAAACGGAACGCGGTTTATTGCATCAAGCAGGCTTTGCTTGAGCTCCGCTTCAATTTCTTCGGGGCTTTTCTTATATTCCCCCGTTTCGTTGTCAATGTTCCAGAAGCTTTCCACCTGTTCATCAGCCCGTAGATACTGCTCGAACTTATCGAGTAGTGACGGGTAAAATCTGTACTTAGGCTGCCGGTTCATACTTCTTGCTTAGCTTGTTGAACTTTAGTCCAAGATTCTTGCACTTCTCATTGAGCATCATCCCGGCCCTGACCTTGGAATCGAAGATGTGTGCCATCCCGTCTAGAGATTCACGCACTTCATTGGCCGACTGCATATCGGTCACCTGTTCCACTGTATCACGAATAACCTCAAGAACCTTATCATATTCTGAAGATAACTCTGTCTGTTTTGTCTGATACTCTTTATAGGTATTGATAATGTTCGTCATAAAATCATTCTTTCCCGTAATGGTACCGGAAGCATCAATAATGACAGGTATCTTGATACGTGAAGAAAGATTGCAGGTGTTCTTACCGTAGAACTTCTCGCACGGATCAAAGGAGATTGTTCTATCCTTACCAATGGCTTCCATATAACCGACTAAATCCAGTTCCTTAATCAAGTCGCCGGCAGATGAACCGCCAATCTCCGGGCGTATCTGTTTTTCATCACCGACTTTCTCTTCCCGTTCATGGGCCACGAAGATTACAGACTTACCCATTAAGGTTACCTGATTTACAAAGCTGATGAACATATTCTTTCTCACTCCATACCCCTGTAATGAAAGAGTTCCGTCAGCTTTCTTCATTTTCGGGTTCGCTGCCATGATAGCCTTATCCATGAAAGAGAGCATCTTTCCGGCGGTATCAATCACAATCGTATCAAACTCTTTGATTTCCTCAGAAGCAAGTACCTGATTCGTTTCATCCCAGCTTGTAATCTGAACAGTGGGTACACGATGAGCCGCATTGACACGGTGAATACCGCCGTCGTAATCGAAAAGCACAGGGTTGGGGGCAGATAATGCCAATGTCGTTTTACCCATACCCGGTTGTCCATAAATCAGCGCTGACAATGTAGTCTTAACGGTCAGCTCGTTAGGTTTCTTAATCAAACTCATAATGATAAAATTTATATGGTTAATAAAAAAATATCGTGGAAGTTGGCGGACTCGAACCGCCAGTCTCCTCGAATGAGGTGTGTTAGCCATTACACCGAACTCCCGAATAAGAAAAAGGTGTACTATCTTCACAGACAGAACACCTCAGCACAACCAAATAAAAATACTAAACTATATCTGCCCTCGCTTGGGCATTGCTCCCGGATAGGCGGCCAAGCCACACCGGGAAGGGTAGTTAACAAGATAGATGAAATATAAAACTCAAATAGGGGCATTCTCCCTACGACGTCCTTTTCGTCGGCATTACTGGTTAAACATAAAAAAAACTGTGTGGGTAATACGGGACTCGAACGCCGTGACCTGTACATGAATGAAACCTTTAAATAATACCATGACAAATTACCAACATTAAATAATCATGTACCGCTCTACCTGACTGAGCTAATTACCCGTTTCTGCCCGCTATATCTTCACAGACCTTGCCGGCAGTAGTCTAACTAAACAAGTTTTATGTAATACACTTCCTCCGCTGAGGTTCATATCTTTATTATCTTCTTCAACACATTGTGATAGAACCAAACCGAATACACTATGCCAAAAAGATTAATAGTATAGTTCCACTCTCCCGTTACCGGGTCAGATCCGTTGAACATTGCCAAACAAGGCAAAGCCAGTACATTAAGCAATAGCACGTTGAGAATTATTCTTTTCATGGTTTCTTCCTTTTCTTACTTTCGCAAAACTCAACACATCCGAAGCGTTGTAATAACTTCGTCCATTAGGTCTATATTCAACTCTCACTCTTTGAGAATTTACCAAAGCTTTCAATCTACCTGGCCCACCTACTATTCTTTCTGATTCTCTCTTAGGAAAGGTACGCTTATCCATGATGGTAAGTATATCTGCCAATCTTGCCTCCGCCGTCCCATCAATCAACATGGAACTGCGTAAATTACCGTTTACCTCATATATCATGCTGCCCAAAAATTAAAATTATTATTACTCCGCCCCCCTATTCTTATATAGCGCATTGCAGTACGTGCTCGTGAGGGTGTTTTCATTCTCCGCAAATCAATATCATTACAAGTAACTTGCATCACTACGAAAAGAATGGAGAATAAAAGTTCAAGTCCATGCTTCCGTAACTCGTTCAAATCAAAATTGCGTTTCAATCTGTCGCAAATCATATACAGAAGCAATTCGGTATCTTTGGATATGCCCAACTTTCGATAGATAGTCCGCTTCTGCGTCTTGATAGTCCAAACAGACTTACTCAGATTATTTGCTACCTCTTTGTCGGCAAGTCCCTTGCAATACTCATTTGCAACAAGCATTTCCGCAGGAGAAAGGGAAATCATCACGCAACCCTTTCTACATCAAAAAGACCTTTTTTCTTATCAGTCTCTCCTACTTTCCAGTCTGCGCCTTCAACACAAAATTCCTCTCTTAACCGAGGAATTATTGTTCCTTTGATTGAAGGCTTCGCTTTCACTGGGAAAGTAAGAATATCTCCTACTTCCATATCTCTCAAAGCCGGAGTGTAATTCTCTGTGATTATTTTCTTTTTCATTACTATAAAATTTTAATGATTAATATTTGAGTTCTCCCGAACCAATTCGATTGGCGGCATCACGCTTTATTCGGGAGATTTACTTAACTTTGGAGTATCAAATCAAAAAATTAAGTAAGTATGGAGAAAAAATTATTCAAAAGTCAAAGGCAAACCGCTGAAGAACTTATTACAGAATACATCAATCTGTGCAACAAATACGATGAACTTGAACGTATTGGGTTGAAAGTTGAACTCAAATTCTTTAGTATAGATAATCTGTTGCATTGGGCTCTTGACCTAATAGGGTTCCCACAAGATACAACTCTTGAAGCAGATGGAATAAACGGCAAATTCTTTTGCCGGGATTATCTTACCAACTCGACCTTATTAGATGAAGTATCTGGAGAGAATGTGCATAATTCTGTCGAAGAATATGTTGACTTTCTCTATAAAGAGCTTGAGATGTTGAAGAAAGAAGAACCTTTGCTTTTTCAGTAAGTTCTATTTGTGTTCCTTCTTTTGATACTATTCGAGTTATTAGCCCAGCGTGAGTTAATAAGTTCAGTATCTTTAGGACTTTCTTTAAAGGAAGTCCTAATTCTTTAGATAAAATGGAATTTGAAATTTTCATAAATTCGTCTTTTTATTCACTTTTATCACACTATCTACTTTCTGTTCTATAAGTTTTTGATACTCATTTAGAAGAAATTCAGCTTCGTCCTTTTCCAACTTCACCGTTATTATTGTCGGTTCCGCAGCATCATATATAGACGCTCCATAACCTGCATTCGGAATTGTAGCAATCATCTCTATTTGAGAGGAATGTTCCAATATGGATTTTATCTTACTTATTTTACCTGTTAAATTGTTGATTTCCTTATAGTCCATATACTTATATTTTTTAATATTCGTGCCCCGATAAACTCTCTCAGTTCTTCTCAACGGAGTTATCAGCTACTATACTTCACTGCATAACCATTCGGGGCGTGTCGGCTTCTCATTTCGCACCGTTGCAAATCTTTCGCTCGTTCTGAACTCCCATTCAGACATCATCGCAAATTCTTGCTACTCCGGGTATCTCTCGCGTCCTCTATGTTGGGTTTGAGGGTAAGCGCCAGTATCGCTTTCTGGAACGGACTACTTAGGGCAATCACTCCATCTTGTTCTCTATCTCCCATCAAAGGATAGGCTCAAAGACCGGATAGAGATTTATTTCTACTTTTTCAGAATATCTAAAAGCAACTCTTTATCCGCTTCCCAAAGATTGTAGCCTTTAGCAATCTTTCTTCTGAGATATTCACATTCACCAATCATGGAGATTGCCTTTTCTCTCAAATCGCTTGCGCTCCATTTTTCGGCTTGGTCTATCAAGAAGTTAGAAAGGCATTTACGTTCCTCGTAAAGTTCACGTACTGATACAGTCTTTCGTTCTATCTCTTTAAGTGCGGTTGGATTCTCAATCCACAGCTTACAAAAAGCGTCTTTATCAAGGTCTGTATTCATGTAGCATTCCTCAACCTCGGCATAACCCTCAACCGATAATTTTAATCCTGTTCTCTCTTCAAATTCTTGTTGTAGCATATCTTTTGGTTTTAAGTTTATCAATTTTGGGAAAGCTGCCCGGTGAAGGGTAAAGTGTCCGCTTGCTATCACGAACCCTCGCGGCTTTTATCACCGGTATAGCACTGACCTTTTCTGCAGCTTTGTTTATATTTAGTCGCCTACGTAACGAGAACCGAAAGCACCTTTGCTGTTTGGATTGTAGTAGGCGGAAGATGGAGCGTTGAAGCAATCGTAAGTACTTCTTCTTTCCGGTTGTATTAAAGCAGCTTGCATAGCTTCTTTCTCTGCTTTTCTTGCTTCTTCCTCAGCGATACGCTTCTTTTCATTAGCCCAAGCAACTTTCATGCAGTCACCGAAAGTCTGTACACCGTGAGTAAGCTGGTATAGCTTGAAATACTTTCTGTATATCTCATGAGCCGTTTTCATAATCTTGCGTAAATCGTACTTTTTCATTGTCTTACTCCTTTTTAGGTATATTGTTTTTTTGGTTATCTCGACAAAACTCGCTTACTTTGCTGTTGTTGTCATTGTTGATGTTGCAAATATACTATATTGAGAATTAAAATCAACTATATTGATTATCAAATAATACTATATTGACGATTTTTAACTATTTTATAAACTATAATGAGTATAACCGAAAGACTACAGTATATTATTGAAGAATTATTTGACGGAAATAAAGCTGCTTTTGCGCGCACTATCGGAATAGCTCCTACAAGTATTTCTAATTATTTAGGAAAGGAAAGAGCTTCTAAACCCTCAAGTGACATACTTGAAAAAATAGTCAATTCAGTAGAAAAAGTAAATGCGTACTGGCTATTAACCGGAAAAGGGGAAGCATTCGTTCAAGATAATCAATATAGTACAAGCGGAACATCTATTGATTCGCCCCATAATGTATCCGAGTATATAGAGTGCATCCAAAATCTTTCTGAAGCCAGCAAGAAAAATGCAGAAGCTAATATACTCAATGCAGAGGCTAACAATAGAAATAGCCAAAATTTAGAAAGGCTGATTCAACTTATTGAACAGAAATAAAATGTATCAACATTAAATCAATACTATAAATTATGCTATTTAATATATACACATACCAATTCAAACCAATTTATCAAACACGAACTCTATTTTGCGATCCAGATTTAGAGGCTGAAAAAGCAATGAAGAGTAAAAACTTGATATTTGCAAAGGCAATAAAAGAAAACGTATTTATATATCGTAACAAAAAGCATAATGTGCAATTCATTATTAGTACCAATGATTTTTTTATTTTTAGAATCTCTAATCCTAGAAAAATAAAAATAGAAAAATCATTCCAAGTTAGTGAAGAAATTAATGAACCTAGTGTATTTGTTATTATTTACAATGATAAAGAGGTGCAAAGAATAGCAATTCAACAAGATGTATCTGCTTTTACCGATACAAATGTTGTAGCACAAATCATAGCAAACTCTATAAGGCAAACATTACAAGATTCTTTTTTGCAAATCACAATAAGAAAAGAGTACAGTAGAAATGAATTTTGGGATATCATCAATGAAAATGTAAATATGATAACCAGTGTTACATTCCAATTTGATTATCCTAATCTACCAAGAGTTCGGTCATTGATTTCTGATATGCTGAAAGATACCAGTATAAAAACCAGAAGTAATAAAACAACACTCGCTTTTGAAGCTGAAAAAGATAAAACTCTTTGCATAGATGAAAGTGACACAGATATGCAAGAACTAAATAATGGTGCTGCAGATTGCGGTGCTCAAGTTTCCATAGGAATAAAAGGCTTCAGAAAGAAGTTAAAGACAGGTCACAGCAATAAAGAAATAGAATTAAATGAATTACAAATTACAGGAAATCCAGAAGACATAAAAGAGATTATAAAAAATATAGTATAATAATGAATCGGCTTTTAAAAATAATAGCATATTCAGCAATAGCCATAGTCCTGAGCTATATAGCCAATATTAGTGACAGAGAATTCATAAAGGGATTTACTTCAAATATCATATCCTGTCTCTTATACACATCTCCGAGCCCACGAGACTACGCTGCATCTC